TGAACTTCTCAACAGACCATCTACCATTGGAGTCAACATCCAGGTCGAATGTACCAGCGGTAGCAGTGTTTGAAACAGCACCTTGCTCAGCAACCTTATAGATGGTTCTGATGACTTCTCTGTTGATTTCTGCGAGGATCTCAGTGGAGAGGATGTTAGCAAGTTCTGCCTCAGCATTCAGACCATGAATTGCTTTCAGGTCTTGTGCCAGTTCCAAGGAGTACTCAGCCTTGAGTGCTCTTGACTTAGCAGTAACAGTGACTTTCTCAATGGAGAATGCCATCTGGTTGAAGGCATTACCTGCAGTACCATCAAGGTTTTCTGCATCGCCAGTCTGCATTCCCTGACCTACATCATAGGCAGTGGAGTTAGCAGTACCAACAGGGTTCAGAACTGATGGGTTGGTGCCTGACTGGGCAGTAGTACCCATACCAGCAGCAACATCAGAGAATCCACCAGTGAGGTCAAATCCTGCATCCTGACCAGAGAATGCTGAATCAACTTCATTGTAGAATGTCTCATCGCCACTCTGATTGGTGTAGCGGGAGCGCATTGCAAAGATCAGTCCAGTAGGACCAGACATTGGCTGAACACCTGCCAGGTCATATGCAACCAGGTTGGGCATTGAGCGTCTGATCAGAGAGATCAGGACTGGATCAAAACCAGCAACAGGACCTGATGCGGTTGCACTACCAGAGAAACCAGCAGGATTAGAACCAGCTGAGTTGGTGGGTGCTTCCATCAGGTTCAGACCCTGACTGAATGCTGACTCCTCTTTAAGGAATTTTTCTTGGTTTTCAAGCAGGACTGCGGTTACAGCTCTTCTGTGTGAATCCTTGATTGAATCAAGACCTTCATAGTCCAGAAGAGGTGCCCACTTTTCCTGCAATTGTTCTGATTGGAACATTTGCTTTTACCTATAAGTTAGTGTTTTCTTGTTTGAATTGTATAAAATTCAATTTTGCTTGAAAGCACCCAGTGCTCTCATGTATGACTCCATCCCCTGTGAAACAGGAGCGGTTGTGCTGTCAACACCCTCAGAGAGGGTTTGAGTAGCAGGGGTAGATGCTTTAGCAGCAGGAGTTCTTGAGAAGTATGACTCCTTAAGTGTCTCCAACTTTTCACGATATTCTTCTTCACTTTCAAACTCAACACTTTCAGCAAGTGAGGCGAGCTTCTCTTTCTGGGTCTGTGCAAGACCTTCAGAGACTTGATCAAGAACAGAATCTGCAGTTGACTCAGCGAGTCTCTTGTTCAGTCCAATGTTCTTATCAATTTGCTCATTGAGCTTGGTCTCCATTTCATCAAGTTTTTCTACCATGCTTTCGAGTACATCATATTTTTCTTCAGGGATTGTTACATAATGTTCTTCAAAAAGACCCTTCATTCCTGAAAGGAATGATTCAGTCATTTCAGTCTTAAGACCTGCTTCAACAGCAAGTTCATTCTCGGTCATCCACTCTTCGCAGACATACTCAAGATATGCATCAACTCTTTCAGTCAATGTGTCCTTAAGACCTTCTTTTTCTTCTTCTAATCTTTGCTCATATTGAGCTTCCAGGGTTTCCTGGATTTCTTTGATTTTAGAATTCAGAGCAGCTTCAAAGATAATCTTTGCCTTTTCTCTGAATTCTTCGGAAAGTTCCTCACCACCGAGCAGTGCATTGACATCTTCTTCAATGTCAATACCATCTTCGATTTCTTCTTCAGCAACAGTTTCTTCTACCTGCTCTTCTTCCAGGATCTCTTCATCAACTTCTACTTCTTCAGCAGTTGCTTTTGACTTTTCCATTGGCATTGCAGGTTTGGCACCCTTGTTGACTACATCGCTGACAGTTTTAATCTTTGGTTCTCTGATTTTAGCAGAGTCATTATCTGGCTTGTAGTTTTCTGGGGTAGGTCCACCCAGATCTTCATAAGATCCAGTTTGACCAGGTGTGATGCTGCTGACTTGCTGTTGTGCTTCTGCGGGTTTAGCGTTCGAGTTCACAGCAGTTTTAGATTGCTCCATTTCTTGTAAATCTCCACGAGACATTTGGACTCTCCGATTAACCTATGTATAATCTATATTTATTTATAAATTTGATATTTCTGTTACAATCAGAGACTGTTCAAGAAATCATTGAACAACTTGACTTTTTGCTCATCAAGTTGTTTTTGTGTCACTAAAGTGTTAATAGTCTTGTATGTTTTGCGAGCAGCAGCTTCTCTTAAGATGCCACCATCCCAAACCCAATCCTTACCTTCCATGATACCTTCAACGAAAGCATCAGGTGCAGAGGGATCAGCAACAATATCAGCAGCAGTAGAAAGCATAAAGTCATCACCAACGATGTTTACACCTTCTCTGGTTTGCTTCAGTGATCCAATGCCTCTTGAAGAAACACCAAGTTTGACACCCTCAGAGATCAATGACTCAGCAATCTTGCCCATTGGTGTGGACAGGATTTTTGCCTTACCAATGAAGTTTGATCCACTCTCTTTGAGTGAAACAATTTTGTGGCTGACACGATCTAGATTGACAGTTGGTCCATCTGGATGACCAAGTTCTCCAAGTGCTCTACCAGAATTGACATGGTTTTCAGTGTATCTCTGAACTTCTTTTCTCAGAGTTTCCATTGGATACATTCTGCCATTTCTGTTCTTGAGATCTCCCTGAAGGAAGATGCCCTCAATGAACATATTCTTTTTACCGTTTCTTTCTTCAACGATAAATTCTACTGATTCGATTTCTTCTCTGATTAATTTCATTGGTAACCTCAGGAGTCTTGAACTTGTTGGATAAATGCTTTGCCTGTGCCACTATCAGTTTTAACTGCTACTTTGATTGACTTTCTCAACTCTGCATAAGGTGCATTGAAAGTATCAGTTACAGCACTTGAATCATGGTCAATAGTTGCTCTTGTATTGTAATAACCGCCTACATTGGAAGTTGTATTAATATCAGTCACAATCTTGTGAGTAAAGTCAAAGTTTGACTGACCAGTCACAGTAAGTGATGCTGCATCACCAATGGCAAATGGGCAACCAGTTCCCTCTGGGAAGTCCACAATAGTTGTAGCACCTGTTGTAATACCAACTACTCTTTGTGAAGTGATGGGTCCAATTGTAATTGTTTCAGTTTCATTAGTTGAAACATAATAATTTTCATAAGTAGCAGTTGGATTGGTTCCAATAGCAACATGAACACCAGCAGTTTCAGCAACAACTCTTAGGGCATCAGATTGTTGTGATATAGGTAAAGTTTGTACTGAAGACGTGCTAGTGGAAAGAACTGTATTGACACCAACGGGTTTAAGGGCTGCCATTATTTTTAATTACAATTGTTCTGTATTAGTTATTTATTATTCTTCTGTTTCAATAGAAACTTCATCTTCTACCTCAACATTATTATCAAAGATAGAAGCAGCAACCTGAGGTCTAATTGCTTCAATTCTTTCAGCAGATTTGGCAAAAAGAATATCTTTAATTTGATCACTAATTTGAGAAGGAGACTCATCCTTCACCAACAAATCCATTAATTCTTCCATGGTCTAAAATTTTACTTCGATGTTATTTAGATTTCTCCACCTTTGGGGGGTGCAACCTCTGGTGTTGTTGGAACTGCGCCCATTCCACCATTAATTGCATTTGGTTCTCCACCAGGTTCAGGTGGCATTGGTTGTCCAGTCATTGGATCAACTGGCATTGCATTTGGATCTGGAATTTGACCAGACTCAATTTCTGCTTCAATTAAAGCATCTTGCTCAAGAATCTCAGCATCAGTTTGTCTAAGGATATTTCTTCTAACATAATCATTAGAATAATACTTACCAACATATGGTTCAACCAGTGTGGCAAGATTGACTCTTTCAGTTGTCAATTCTGCATCTTTGAGTTCTGCAAAGTGATTATCATAGAGGAAGTCATATTGAATATGATCTTCCATGATTTCCCAATCTTCTGGAGTAATAATGTTCTTAAGAAGAAGTTGAGTTCTCAACATATCATTGAACATATCAGAGAATCTCTTTCTCATTCTTCCAACAAACTTGGAGAACTTGATTTCATCTCTGAGGATCTCAGAAGAACGACCCATTGAAAATCCACCATCCTGTTGAAGTCTGGATTCAGGAACATTCAATGCTCTATAGAGTTTCTTCTGGAAATAGTTGATGTCAGTAATTTCACCAAGATTCTGACCACCAGGAAGAGTTGTGATTTCAGTTCCTCTACCACCTTCTCTTCTAGGAAGCCAGAAGTCTTCCATCATTGACATAAATTTCTTATCATCTCTGACTTCACCAGTATTTGCATCATAGACCAACTTGTTTCTATAACGCATCATCACATCACGCAGATATTGTTCTGCTTTAACCTTTGGAAGATTGCCAACATCAATATAGAAAATTCTTCTTTCTGGTGCTCTTGAAAGTCTGTAGATGACAAGAGAATCCTCAATCATCATTAACTGATTAAGTGGTTTGATTGCTTTATGCAACCAAGAAAGTGTAACTCCTTTATTTCTGTCTACTAACCCAGAAGTACAATAGGTAACAGAATCACGAGTCATTCTGATTCCTTTTGATGATGACATGCTACCAGAACCATATCCATTAGTGGTTCCAGTCTGAACACCACCTGGATTATAGATAAAATATTCTTCAATCTCTGGGAAATTGTATGTTGAGGGATTGTCAGAATTTACAGTAGCTCTTAAAGATGAAATGCTGTCTTTACCTTGTTTCTTGACTTCGCGAACATAACGCATCTTAGATGCATCAATATATCTTAACTCTTGAATTCCATTTTGAGGGTTTTTCTGATCAATAACTTTATTATAATAAAGTCTTCCATCAATATACCAGTTTCTAAAAATTTCATGAGACTTCTTATCAAAGTCTAAAAGTTCAAGAATAAACTTAAATTCTTCTCTTATCTTTTTCTTGATTCCATCACTTGCTTTCAGATTAGATAACTCAATGCTGATTGGACTATCATTTGTGTCTGAAACAATAGCTTCATTAACAATATCTTCAATGGCACTATCACACTCTGGATAGATAGCCATAGAACGATACCTTCTAATGAGGTCATTTTCATTTTTGTAGATGCCTTCAATATCTACATATGAACCATAAAACCCAGAGCTAACATAGTGCTCCGATCCATCCTGGTTATTAGGAGGGACCGGAGAAACTATCCCTGGGGGATTCTTTTCATTATCTTCAATAGAGAAACCAAATAATCTCGCCATTATTATTGTAACTAGAAACTTCTGTTCTAGTTATTTATCATTGAATCAGAGTCTGTCCTCTGGCTGCTCTATTGCCTTGTGTAGAATTGCCAATAGTGAAATACTGAACTTGGAAAGTTACAGTAAACTCTTCAATTGTATCTGTGCTATCATAACTCAGATCAATTGCACTGACTTCTGTTGGGAAGATATCATAGAATTTGTAAGTTCTAAGTTCTGATGAAGTACCACCAGTGTTTCTGGTTGCATTAGCTTGTCTTCCTCTTCCAAGTTGAGTTACATATGCATCAGTCATATATGATGCAGGATTAGTAACACCAGTAGCGTCATTGAGCTTACTGATCGCATTCATCCATTGTTCAAATGCAGTTCTCAGTTGGAAATCTTCATCATTAATGATAGTCACAGTCCAAGGTTCAAAAGTTCTATCTCCAGCAACTTTGAGTGTTCTTCCTCTAAATGGAACAGGAACTTCAGCAACAGTTGATGCTGGAAGTTGAGCTGCCTTACATAAGAATGAAAACTGACTTGATTCTCTTCCACTCCCTGTTCTCCATGCACCCTCTACAGCACTTGGAAATGATGGAAGACTAACTTCAAATAGATTGGGACGGGCGCCACCGCCCGCCAATTTGTTTTTAAATTGAGAGAGAGTTCTTGTTTCTGCCATTGTTGTATCCTCTTAAAGATTGACTAGTTTATATCAAACTGAACCAACAACTTCATCAAAGCTGATGCCACTTCTTGTAGCAACAAATGTCAGAGTGACATAGTTGATAGATCTGGTTGGTTTAATGAAGATGTCAGCCCTGAATTCATTGTTGTCAATAACTTCAGGAGTGTTGTTTGTGTTATCACAAATAACAACAAAATCTTCAATTCCTCTCTGTGCCTGAACATCTCTAAGATATGGTTCAACAATATTGACAAAATTGGATCTTGTCTCATCATCATTAAGTTCAAAGAGTTGATCATTTGCAGCACTCTCAAGAGCTTGCTCTACTGTAAGGAAAAGTCTTCTTACATTGATTCTGTCAAAGGCAGAATTGTATGAAAGACCAGTCTTATCACCAAACAGTACAATACCCTGACCAGATTGATTAATCACTGAGTTGATTCTTACACCATAAAGAATATCTCTCTGTGCCTTAGATGGGTTATAAGCGAGTTTGACAGCATTATTGATTTGTCCTCTTTGCTGTCCAGCAGGAGAGAACCACGGGAATGACTCAATAGAAGTTCTTACCATCAAACCTGCAATATCACCATTCAGAGGGATATATCTGAATTCATTATTAAATCTATCATAAACATACTTGTATCCACTATCAAATACGGCGTATGATGAAGATGTGAGTGGAGAATAGAAACTTACAAGATTATTAGTTTGTGTTGTTGCATTGGTAAGTCCAACAACATCTGCTCTATGTGGAGAAATGGTAGCAATACAATCCTTTCTTTGATCAGCAATAGAGATAAGAAGATTTGCCTTTGCTTGTGATTCAAATCTATCACCAAGACCAGGACCCATGATTAAGTAATCAATACTAATTTCGTCCTTATTGTCAAACAAATTATATGAAGTTGTTAGATCTCCGAGATCAGCAAGCATTCCACCGTTTGCTGCATAATCTTCACCACCTAGTAAAGAATAAGTAACATTACCAATAACAGAAAATTGAGTTCCCTGAGCATCTTGTCCCCAGAGACCTGCACCATTGGTTACTTTGGTAAAACCAGAGGAGAAACCAGATGAAGTGGGATAAGTTTCATTATAAGAATCATTTCCACTTGAGAGATTTCTACCTGCATAGATGTATTGTGAATTCAATGCAAGATAAGGTTTATAGTAATTTTTGGTTGGAGCATCTGCATCTGCTTCAGAATCACCTGCTTTAGAAAGGAAAGTATGTGTCTCAAGAATATTTCCCTGAATGCCAGTTACTTTACCTTCATCATCAACAATTGCCACATGTAAGGCATCATTTCTTCCGCTCCTTGTGGATGTGTAGTTGTTGGTAAGTGGTCTACCTGCAATTGATTTCCAATAAACTGTTGAATTTGTTAATCCAAGAGTTTGATTATCATACCAATCAGATGAAGTTTGAACAGTGGTAACACCTGGAGTGGCATCCTTTCCTGTTTGAATTCCAGAGTTATTGTATATTTCAATAGTATCTAAAGATTCAATTGATCTTGAAGCATCATTCTGCTGATAATCAATGTTGGTCTCTGTTCCTGCAGAAGAAACTCTGGAAACAATTCTAATATCAATTGTGCTGTTTCCATTTGTTGTATCTGTGGAAACACCTGTGATAATTCCTTTCAGGTAACCATCAAATGTTGATGTTGTTCCTGCTCCTGGAATTACAGTGCTTGAAAGTCTTGAAGTAACGCCATATCCAATGAGAATATTTGATTCTGCAAGACTTGTAGTGGTGATTCCAAGTGTTTGGTCAGCTTGATTGTCAATGAAGCAGACTTTTAATCCATTTGCCCACTGACCAGGATTTTTAGATGCAAAGTTAAAATCAGTTCTAGATGAATGATTTAACTCATAATCATCATAGTTTTTAATTTTCAATGATGATGTAGAAGCAACACCTACACCAGCATTAGAATTTTTAAGATTGTCTCCATCTGTTCTTACAACCTTTAGAACTCCTCCATATGTAAGAAATTCTGATGCAGTCATCCAATACTCATACTGTCTATCAGTAGAGAGTGGTTGACCAAATGATCTCAACAGTTCAGATTGTGTGTTAACATCAATTGGTTGATCAATAGGACCTTGCTCAAATGGACCAGCAATAGCACCAATATTATCTAAAACATTATCAGCTCTTCCAACTGTTAAATCAACCTCTCTGACGATTACGCCTGGAGATAATTGAGGAGTCGCCATGTTTTTCTCCTTAAATGTCTCAGTTTAACTAAAAATATTTATTAAAAAGGGCATTTTGAGT